ATCAAGATCCATATCAAGTTGAGATTGCGTTAATCGTATAAACATAGGAGATTTTATATAATCAACATACACTTTCTTTGGAACAAAAAGTGAATCATCCTTACCATAACGTAGTTCTAACAACACTTTTGTAGTATTTGATACTCTATCATATTCATCCCTAACACTATCCATTCTATTTGAATCCATAACTGTATTATCCATAGAAGGATTAGTTGTATGTGAAGTTGCTGTATTAACGTTGTTGATATAATAATATGGACGTTTATACATTGGACGCATATAAGCGTTATTTAAAATTCCAGCATACATATCTGCTGTCAATCGTCTTGCAGCAAAATGCACAGGGACATTTGTTTCATAACACTTGAAGTCTTGTGCAGGAAGATATTCAACAATACAGTTTAAAATATGTAAATAATCGTTTGGAAGTTCTGCAATATATGCTTTTCCAAGTAACGCTGTATTTTCTCACTGCTCGTGTTTTGCAAGTGGCAGTATAGATGAAGTTTTTAACACTTTTAAATCATCTGTAGATTGTTGATTTATATCATACCTATTATAAACTTTGTTGATATATTGTTGGACAGCCTTATTAATAAAATAGTTATAATCCTCAAGTAATAAACTTGGGGCTTCTATTTTATTTACCTCAATTAATGCGTATTCATATAATTCTCTAGCTGTCATTTATTTTCAATTTATTTTTTGCTTCCAGACTTCTTGTTATTTTTTTCGAGATCCTCTGGATTTTGCACTAAATCTTTTGGATCTGAATCCTCGATTTGTTTAACAAAGTTTGGAAACGTTTCATTCTTAATTCCTTGAAGTATTTTTAAGTTAGATGGCATTTTCAAGTATAACAAAATACTTTCATCAGTTGCACCTAACGACATGTCTCCGTACATAAATACTCCATTTCTCTTACGGATAACATTCTTTTCTTTTGCCTCAATCAAAAGAAGTTTTAAAGCTATATCCTGACTAGTATATAGTTCAATGACTTCCTGTGGATTTTTTTCAGCTCTTTCGTATAGGTAATTTTCAATATCGCTGCTTGGAGCGTGTCTCATTGCCTTACCTAACAACTTAACTTTAGTCAAACGACCTTCAACTGAATCCTGTTCGATATATGTAGATGCTTTTGTAATAAGTTTTCTCTTAGTTACTGCACGTTCTGATTCCTGACCAGGGATATCGACATATAATTCAGCCATACCATATCTTCTTTTATCTCCATCTATAACTAACTCTCCATTTTCATCTCTTGCGCCACGCATAGGTGCAATCAATTCAGAATTTTCAATTGATTTCCATTTATTATATTCCAATGGATTTGATAAATCAAATGTTGTACCATCTGTTACAACAATATCCATATCTTCTGGAATATAGTACTGACTATCTGGATTATTCATTTCTGCATCGCTCATTATCATTTCAGTAGTGCCGTCTGCAGAAACTCTTACTCTTTTTACAAATGGAAATGGCATTCCATTTTTTTGTTTGCCAGGTTGAAAATGATATTCTTTCATTTTACCATATACACTGCGCAATGTGATTACTTTATTTTCCATATACTATATTATTTCTTATTATCAAAGTTTATCTAAAATGTAAATCTTTTAAAAGAATCTACTCCCAATTAAGGGAGTAGATTTTATTTTTAGAACAATGAGTTCTGTACTTCTTCACTCATCAAGATTACTGAACGGTAAGGGTTAAATACACCCACGCCTGCATCATTTAATATTAATCAGTGTCGTTAATACTGATCCGAAAATTCGGCTCTTAGTCACCTAAGAGGTTAGACTATATCTTTAATTTATTCATCAAATTTAAATATAAAACCATGTGTTTTATTACGATGTCCTTTTAAAACTTCTCTACATTTAGGATGCTCTTTAGCACATTCTGCAACCGTATTTCAAGTTTTAATTAGATTTCCATCTAAGTCGTATTGTAAAACTTTTCTTGGTTTAAATTCTATTTTTTCTGAATTGTATTGTTCTGAAAAACCATAATATCATAACATTCCTTTAAAAATCTGTTGTTTTTCCATAGCATTATGTAATGTACGTCCGTCACATTTAAATTTTAAACGTATTTCTTTTACACCACTGTATGTACAAATTAATTGTTTTGTTTCAGGATCATAAGATGATATGCATTTATCTTTTTTTGGAGAATTTAATTCGTGAGACTTAATAATATCATAAATATTTCCATTACTTATAAAGTAGAAACCTTTAATTGGAACTTTTCTACTCATTGCATCATTTATAGATGTTTTATTAATTTTCAATTCTTTTGAAATTTCATCTACGTTATGTCATTCTTTAATTAATTCTCCTGTTAATGAATATTGTTTTGGATGTGAAAATCTTGTTCCTCCACAAATACCACCAACTGCAGTATTATAAACATCGTTTCGTTTAATAAAATCAATTGTGACTAATTGTGCTTCAAGATCTAAGGCACTTTGCTGATCATCAAATACTTTAAGTACCTTTCTTATAAATTTATTATAACCATATTTTTTAACTGCTTTGTGAAAAGCGGTTTTTGGTTTATGTATGTAATAATGGTTAGAACTATAAATTCCATCTCCAATATATCCATCAAATACATCTGGATTTTCTGTTTTATGATATCCGATGTAAATTTTATTATTAACCACACACGTGGTACAATATACAATTCATTTCATAAATTTGGTATAAATTACTCTCCATTTCGAATTCACTTGAATTCTACGTTAATAAACTAGTCGTTGAACTTTCCTTGACTCTCCCTAAACTAGAGCAATTGGCCAAGGCTTAGCTGCTGATTGTCTTTAATACTTAAAGGTTTTCCAGCAATTAAAAGAGTTTTATGAGGACATGCAGGATTGTTTATCCTCAGTTAATAAGTTTGCTTGCAGCAACTGGGCTAGATACTTCACCATGAGCAAGACCTGATTTTCCACCTACACCAATAATGTAGTTATGGATAAACTCGCCACCTTTGAAAGTGAACATGTTTACAGCAGCCTTACCAGTTGAAGCGTCTGCAGTTAAGTCAATCAAGATACCATACTTCCTGTTAGGGAACTCGATATCAAATGATCTATCAATCTTAAATGAAATTGTATTTCCAGCAACTTCATATGACTGATATGTTGCACCTAAATCAACGTATCCGTTTGCAGCTTTAGAGAATACAAATGTTCCAACAGTTTTCCAATCTCTAATTCAAGCAGAAAGAGTTGTTTGAATTTCCTGTCACATAAGAGTGTTGCAAAGGAACATGTATTTATTACCTACAGCTTTCTCTGATTTCTGAATCATTACATTCAATGCTTTGTTAAAGAAACCTACGTTAAGTTTAGAGAAAACAAATTTAGTTGCAAAACGCTCGATCTGAGCAATAATACCGTCAGATGCGATAATAGGTCTTCCAGTCTCTGGATCATAATGTTTAGGTTTACCTGACTTATCCATGTTGCTCTTACCCCACAATAAAGCGTTGTTTCTAGCCATCATGAATGTATCAAGACAATCCTTCTCTGCAGTATTCATCTTATATACTGGATCATCTTTCTGACCTTTACCAATCTGAATAAATACGTCTTCCATTGGCTTATATTGAGCAGACATATCTACATCTGAACGATGGGTAGCAATATGAGTTCTGTGTTTCTCAACATTGCTCTGATATTTTGTGTACATTTATGTTAACAATATGTTTCCATATTGATCAGACTATATCTTAATCTAAATATTTAAATACATATCCTTTACAATGATCTCGTTTTCCTAATGCTACTAATTTCGCATTTTTATACCCTGCTTTAACACAGTCTGTCATTGTATTAAATGTCTCTAAGAGATTTCCATTATCATCAAACCTTCCAACTTTTGAACCAACGTATGGTGTTTCTACAATAGTTATTTTTCGATGTTTTAATTTTTTCATATAAGGTACTTTTTCATATGAAAACTGATGTCCTAAATACTGATGTCCTCTTCGTATCGCTCTAGGTAAATGTCCTGTATTTTTTGCATTTAAAAACAAGCTGGCTTCTTTTAAACTTTTAAATTCTTGTTCAAAATTCCCATCTAAATCATACATATAAACTGCTACCTTACAGTTTGCACAATTTGTATCCCTTCCTCCTAACGCTAAATTATATGTGTCTTCTCTTCTAATAAATTCCTCATTAACCAATTGCGCTTCTAAGTCGTATGCGTCTTGTTCTAAATCAAAACATTGAATTGTGGTTCTAATAAAATTTTTAACACCATATTTTAAAATTGCATATTTAAAAGGAGTTCCTCCATTTTTAAATGTTGCAGGTCGTTGAATATAACATCCACATCCTAAATAACCATCAAATATATCGGGATCTTCTGTACCATGTACTCCGATATAAATTTTTCCATTAACTTTATTTGTTGTTTGATATACTATATATTTCATTTGTATTTAAATTTTAGATTTATTCCATTTCGGAGTTTATTCTCCTACTCCCATTCGGGATAGTCGTTGAACGTTACTTGGTGCTTCTCAATGAGCTTGCATAATCCAAGTCTTCGCTGCTGATTACCATTTGACAGGCTTCCAGCAATTAGAAATATTTAAAGAGAGCAACACAAAAACCATCCTTACCCTCTTCATGTAACTCGGGCATATAGTTAGTCACGAAACGAGTTGCCATACCCGGCTGACATGCACTTGTATCAAGAGCTGAATCATAACTATCGTCCATAATCTTACCGATAACCATTCATTCGTTATCTCTGATTCTCTGTGGACGATTTAGAACAATAATCTGTTGTCTTGACTTTTCAATAATAAATGTATCGTATTTCTGATAGTAGTTTTCGCCAAATCTAAATACGATATCTGAACCATTCATACCGTCTCCTTCTGGAACTGCGGTAAAGTAAATCCTCTTAATGTTGTTTACGTTAAGATCCCACTCTACAACGAAAGAATCAAGGCTCTGGAAAGCGTTTTTCTTATCTTTCTCCATTGTATATGTGTTCATCAATGATTCAGTTAAATGTGATGCGGTATATTGATCATACAATGATGATACAATTCCCAAACGAGCTGGATTAGCTCCTAAAAATTTCATAAAGTCCTCATAAGTCCTTGTGTCGGGCATATTTGGACGTACAGTAGTAAAACCTGATATTCTCATAATTTATTATTAGTTTATATTATTTAAACTCACGATCCCAAAGAGAAGTCACAGAGTTAATAGTATCAGACGTCTCTTTTGGAGTAGGAATTACGTGAGACGTAGTTGTTTTTTTCTTTGAAGATTCCAATTCAGATTTTAGTTTAGCCATTTCTTTTCTTTCGGCTTTTAAAATATCCTTCCAATATCTTGTTATATTTGCTATAACGTCTCGACCTTGTGTTTTATACCAAGCTAACTCGATAAGGGCGGTCGGATCTTCCAAATCTCTTACGAACTGACTCTTTCCTTCTGAATCTTGTTTTAATAAGTAATCTACTGCAATTGCACGATCTGAATCTTCAATTTCAAATGCATCGCTTTCTTTATCCATATAATCTAATGGAAACTCTTTAAAGTTATTAGCAGCATTTACTAAATTATTTTTTAAATCTTCATATGCTTGATCTGCACGTTGCTGTTCTAGTTTAGCTTGTTCTTCTTCAGCTTCTTTGTATTGTGTTCTGAGCAATTCAACCTCTTTGTTAAAGAGTTCTTCATTTGCTTTTGCGGATTCTAATTTAGATAATAACTCTTCGTCTGAAAACGATGGATATTTCGACTTCATGTCAGCTAAATATAATTCATCGTTACTATATTCATCAATTGAGTAGTGTTTCTGATGTACTTTATCTGGATTTTCATTTAAGTACGCCTCTAATTTCTGTTGAGCAAAATAATCTACAACTTGATCAAAGGAAACTTTATTTGTACGTAAATACTGAATTACCTCAACTTCGTGATCTGATAAACCAGGATCAGTAATCTCTGATAAAATATTTAACTGGTCTTCAGAAGATAATGAATTAAAATCAAAATCTTCTAATTCTCCATTTTCATTCTCAAATTTAATCTTTGATGGATCAGAAATACCTTTCTGCTGTAAAAACTGATAGATCACATTACCTTCAAACGATGGTTCTGTTGGCTCAGTTGGATTTGGTTCAACAGGTGGTTCTGGATCTTGAATTGGTTCCTCCACTGGTGGAGTTTGAATAGGTTCGTTGTCTAACAACGAATCAAACATTTCTAAATTGTTGTTTTCCATAATATTCATTAGTTCTTATTATTAATCGCACAAAGTTAAAATACTTTATTGAATTTTCCAAATATTTTTATAAATTTATATAAAACAAAAAAGGTGGGATTTCTCCCACCTTATTGAGCTACTCTTCAAAATAATTAAAAATCTTATTTCCTTTATCGTAATCATCATCTTTGAATCATACCATAATAGCTGAATCTACTATATGTGTATCTATTGAACTACCAAACCATTTATGAAAAAGTTTTGCATAGTCGTGATATTGCGCATTAATCGCAACATAAACATCTCAATAATCTGTATCTTCTGGTAAATGCGGTCTATTTTTCTCAAACACCGTCTTTGCAAAAGTTGGACTATATTTTTCTCCTACATATTTCTTATCATTTTCTATATGAAACATTTCTGCAACTATTGCTTTTGCTTCTTGCTCATCAAAATGATCTTCTTCCATATCCCAATCTAACTTTCCACCTTCGTGCATATAACGATGTTTTCTACCATAATGCATTGGATATTCATCGTATTCATCTCACATTTTACCACCTTTGTGATACATCCTACCACCTCTTGAATACGAATCCATTTTTCCACCCATCATAAATTCTTTGAATTTATTATAGAGCTGTTTGTCTTTAATTGAATATTCTTCCATATTACGTTAGTTATTAGTTAACATCATTTCTTTTAATAAGTTAATGTCATCCCGATTTAATGAAACCTGTTTATTTACAACAGGTAATTCAAATTTAATATGTCCTCCACCTAATATAATATCACCTAAAATGTCAGTAGGAATTGTAAATGGTGACATATTAAATACGTTATTTTCCATTTCTAAGAGAAGTCCATTAATATCAATTTCCCCGTTATTGTCTGCTAATAAACCAAGTATAGATTCTATCGTATATGCTTTATTATCTATTATACGTACTATTGCAGGTTTAAAAAATCTAATAGCTGGAATATCCGCACCAATTTTATCGATAATAGCTTTTAAGAATAACACTGTATTCTTACTTACGTTATGTATATTCATTTTATAACATTGTTTTTAAAAATTCATCATAAGTTACTTCAGGATGTGAACTACTATATTCCTTAAACCTTTTAAAGAGTTCCATCTCTCGATTAGTATCTTCTACAATCTTAATCTTTAATTCTTTTGCCAGTTTTAATTGTTTTTCTAGCAATTCTTTTCCTTCTGGAGAACGTTCTACTTTTTCTTTGACTAAATTTAACAGTTCCGCTTGTACCAATTGCTGCAAACGTTGTGATGTTTCTGCATAATTAGAATCGTTATATAGCTTAAATCGTTGTGCATCACTTAAAGGATTTAATTCTGCATCAATGTCATCCCAAATTAATCGTTTACTTGTTTGGTTTGCTTTTAGTTGTTGTAATTTACTTTTGTACGCTTCCATCATCTGAAGCTGTGTATCAATGTCTTGCATTGCATTAAACATTGAATCACCACTATTGCCGAGTATTACTTGGTTAACGGGATACATATTACTTACCTATTTTACACCATTGTGGCATTAAATCCTGAACAAGGATTGCAGCATCCGCAAAGTGGGTTATAAATCTGTTTTGTTGTTGAAGTTGTACCAACTGTTACATCTGCAACTTGAATTGGATAGAATGTACCATTAACATAAGTTACAATCTTGTTGTCTGCGCAACATCTCCTTTCTGCCTCAAGATTAATAGCGGCCTGAGCATTAGCTGCAACACCATTAATCTGCATTTGAAGTACTTTCGATCTCCAAGGATCCACAGCTTCATTTACAGCCTGCTTTGTTTCCAAATTGCTAATGCGCTGTGCTAGAGCATCAAATCCATCTCTTTGACTCTTATAAATAGCAAATGTGTCTGCATTATGTTTTGCATTTACTGCATCGAAACCGTCTCTGTAACCTTTGTACAACCTAAAATCCGCATCAATTTGACTTTTATATAGACTGAAATCAGCGTCCATTTGTGATTTATAAAGTCCAAAGTCGGCATCAGTCTGGCTTTTATAAACATTGAACAATTCTGCATCTAATACTTGACGATCATCAAAACGTTCTTGTAATTCTGTAATACGATTTTGATAAATAGAATTTACTAATTCAATTTTATCATCACAATCTAACATACAGCCACCAATACGAGTATTACCACATGTATTACCGCCAATATAAGTAATATTAGGATAACCACCGGCAACACCAGATGTAGTAGCCGTAGCAGTTGCGCCAGATCCATTTCATCCATTGCGCGATCCTCCAGTAAGTAAGTTTAGGCCACCATTCAATAGACCCAATACAGTTCCACCAATTCCAAAACCTAACGCTGTTCCAGCAAGAGCTTTTGATGCTGGCTCTTTTTTACAATAAGTAGTCTGAACATTTGAAGTTCCATTAGTATCGTAAATTTCCATATTGTTAAAATTTTAATTGTTAATAATTATGTTGTAGATCTACGATACAAAGGTACAACATTGATTACCAGAAAGTTAACATTTCTAACTTTTATGTAACTAATTTAATATCAATTTGTTGTATTATAAACTCGTTACCGATTAGGCATAAAAAAAGGAGGCTATTTGCCTCCTTTGTAATTTTCAATGTATTCATCTAAGTCCTTCTTATATCAAGCCAATTCTTTGAATCCTGGCATTGGTTCTCCTTTTGGAAGTCATCCTCTTGCAACATGGTTATCAAAAGTAGATCTACTAATGTTTAAATATGTATATGCTTCATATTTGCTCATAGGTCTTTCTAAATTAGCCATTGTTGGTAACAATTTTGCTAGAGTCATCATTTGATCATCTGTAAGATGTGTATTTCCAGTATCAATATTATTGACAATTTTAAGTAACTCTTCTTTTATGAGTTGTAACATACAATCATAGTATTATAAACAAACAAATTCCGGTAATAATTAAATATACCATTAACATTAATAAATCTGATATTGGAATTCCAATATAATAATCAATCATATTTACAATGTCCATAATTACAATATAATGAAGAAACATTCTATGATATCCACAAAACTCAAACGTATATGATGTTAAATACATAAATAATATAGAAATTCAAGATTGTGATGCAATATGAGATAAGAATGTTCAATCAATATCAAAATAAGACAATGTTACATTTAGCAAATAAAATGACGCTACAATCATTGGTAAAACTTTCAACAATAGTAGCGTTATTTTATATAATGATTGTTTAAGAAATCGATTATTTTGATTTGCCGCCATCTTCAAAACGTCTTTTAGTTTTAGACGGACCTGCATTTTTACGAAGTGGTTTTGCTCTTCCCATAACTACATATGTACAATATTAATAAATCTGGTTGTATCAATTTTACAATACGGGTTGTTATTGATAATTGTGGTTTCAGTGACTATGTGTTTTTTCTGAAATCACCTTCCTATAAAACATTTTTTAGGCGGCGCAATAGTTTCTTTTTTGTAGTTAAATATCGTAATGATTTCGTTTGTAAATTTAGGGTTTACAACTACCAAATTAGGAGATTTTAATTTTAAATTAACTGAATACCACTTATTATCTGTTAATGTGGTGTCCAAGCACGTATTTTCTACAAATAAAGTATCTTTAAAATATACAGTATCTATTTTAAAATTTGTAGCCACCGCATATTGTAATTGTGATATTTTATCTTCATCTTTTTTAGATTTTTTAATAGCAGCTTTCAAAGACTTAGATATAGAATCGTTAAAATATTTTAATTGTTCAATACTTAATTGTAATGTTCTATTATTATATTTTAAACTATCTTGAATAAATAATAGAGCTTTCGTATTATTTTCAGCCTGTTTTAATTGCTCTGTTGTTTCCAATACAGAATGTTTCAAAACCCCCGAAATTATCAAATTGATTAGAAATAAAAAAGCAAAAATTAGTGTCAATATCTTATTCATGTTTGCTACTTATCTTAAATAAAACCGAATGTAATATTGTTATTTTAATATAGGTTTAAGCCTAACAATATCCATTGGAGTAAATTCAATATCAGACTCTGATAAACATTCTATAAAATCGGTTTCAGAAATCTTGTCTATTTTAACATCGCACTCATCATTAAGTAAACTTATCATTATTTCATTATACTCCAAATTTTTATCCATGAGTTCCTTACTTAGAGGGACATTATGAGTTATAGAATCTTGAATTTCCTGCAAATCTTTTTCCGTAAAAACTTTTTTTCTGAGTTCTTCTAACTTAGATTCATATTCTTTTATTAAAGGAAAGAAAGATGTATGAATCTTTAATACTAACACTCTTACTTCTTTCGTAAACTTATTAAGTTTAAGTTTACTTAAAAAATCGAAAATTGTTTTAATTTCTATTACTTTCATTTTTTATTTATTTTAATTTTTAAATTGATCTGACTTTGAAAATGCACACAAATCATTTGAATTCAACAATCTGATTTATTAAGGCCGCTTTATTGTAACATTGCATCTTGATGTATTTATTATCTTTTTATATAGTCATTGTATTTTACTAAACAATGTTCAATTTTATGATGTGACCATGTTCCTTCTATCATTATTGATTTTTAATTATTGCAAAGATAAATAAAAAATTATCAAATAACAAACTTATAAATTTTTTATTATGTCATAATTGCGTATTCTTTAAATATCTAAATGTAAAAAAATTTATATTTACCTTTTTTTAATTTTCTTTAAACAAATCACAAAATATCAAAAAATAAAATTAGTCCGGCGAATAAGTTTTTTATAACAATTGCTCTAACTAACTGGTTGCTGTTTCAGTGATAAAGGCTTTCAGAAACGTTTGATCAAAGAAATAAAATTTACTAGTAAAGAAATTATGCACCTATTTTCAAAACATTTAAATTTAAATCCAGAAATATTTATGTAATATTAACCCTACAACCTAATCTTCATCATAATTCTTTAATTTTATACAATTCGTGAAATATTTCCAATAAAGTTACACCAATATCAGTATTATGCAAATTTATTCCTCGTTATTAATTGAAGGTCAGTAATTAGGATCGCCCAAATTGTTAAACACGTCTAACCCTCCAAGGTCAAAAGTCAATAATTGACTAAATGTAACGCTTTCGTTTACATAAATCGCTAAATGTAAGGTGATTTCTGCAGAATGAGCAAGTCAAGAACCACCTTCTTTATCCCATAAAACTCCCTTTGCATTTTTAGCAAACTCTGGAATAATTAATCGAAGGGTTGCTGTGCCAACCCCGTTAATAGGAGATATTTTAAAATTTGGAGTAGAAATCCCTTGTTGTGTATTAGCGTCTAACCAACCGTTCCAACTTTCAATATTAGCACCATTAACGGAACATTCTCTCATTGTAGGATCATCCTCTCAAAAATCATCTAAAACAAGATCTCCAGTTGAATTTTTTTTAAACCCCGTAACCCTTAAATATCCGTCTCGCTGCACCCAAGTACCAGTTCCAGACCACCCTGAGGCATTTACAACAATACCCGTAACGTCTGTGTCCTTTTGGTTGACTCCCCACCACCATTCCGCTCCATTTCTCTGCAATATTACTTCAACAATAAAATCCGGACCATTTGCATAGTAATTAACTTTGGCCTTAACAATATCCGGAACAGCTCTAACTTTTAATCTTAGCGGTGCCGTAGGATGATAAAAGTTCCCTCGTCCTTGAAGACTATTACAAATAACACCGCCTACTTCAATGACTTTCTCAGTTTGTACATTTATCGGAATCACGTGGTCCTGTTGTAATTTTGCAGGTTCACCTTCATCTGTATTGTGTGGTATGTAAGAGCATATTGGATAAATGGCTCCTTTTTTATTCTCGGGGTTATCCTCTGGAGAAGCTAAATCTTCCCAATATACGGGAGTCCATTTATAGTTTTTGCCATTAAAGTACACAAGACCATAACCTTTATCTTCATAAAATTCTGCAATGTTCTCAAAATTTTCTGGGTCTGTAAAATCGGTAACATTTTCATCATACATTCCAAATACCGCAGTAATATCGTGCCAGTTCAAACTTGGAGAACCTACTCCCTCAGAAGGCTCAGAACCGATTCTTATATCCAGGTCATATGTGTTCTGATACTTATTGGAGACATACAGCACAGAAACGCCTTCATCATCTTTATGGTGAGGTTGATTATATGCCAGTTCCAAAAAGAATGGAGATTTTGCCTTTGGATAGTAACCAATGAAATCAGTTTGTCTGCACCAGTCACCTTCAGTAGGAGCCTCATAGTACCAATAGGTCTTTCCCTGCTTCAATTCTTCAAGCATATTCTGACTTCCAAGAGCAGTACCATACTCAAATTCAATAGGTCTTGCAGCAAGACCATAACTATTTAATATTCGATCTTCTTCGGTAAGTTCACTAAATTTTCCGTGTTGTATTGGTTTATATCTTGCCCATTTATTGATAAAAAACCCTCTAACATTCTCGTGAATATCTTGATAAACGTAAACGGTTCCCTTATAGGTAATTGTGTTCTCAGTAGTTTCAGTAGTTGTTCCCACATATTTCATAGCAACGTAGTCAATTCCATCCACATTCTTGATATACTTCTTATATACGTTTATTACTTGAGAGGTCAAATTTTTTGGATGCACAATAGTATAATAAGTTTCATCATTACTATTGTACGGAAAAAATGGTCTCATATCACAGCATTGATAACCTAAATCTAACATTGGGTTACCGGTTACTTTTGATAAAGTCACTAAATTATAAGGAATTTCTAAAATTCCAGTTTTTTCATTTATCATAATACATAACTTGTCAAATTAGTAATCATCCCTCTTTTAAATTATCCCTAAGCTAATTGTTATCTTTCTTTTTACAAATGTTATTACTTCCAATTATATTACAAGTTTCCAGAATATAAGATCTGGTTTCGATGTAACACAACATCTTACTTTCACTTATGACAGTCCATGTTAAAAATCTGCTGGTAACAATACAACTGGGGATAGCATTCAACTTCTTCCAATTCTAAGAAAATTATCCATTGTTAAGTCAGGTTTCAAGGGAGAGGGTTGCCCCTCCCCGGTTAAGCAATGTCAGTCTCTACGAATTCAACGAACTCCTTGATTATAGCCTGTCCATCTATTCCCTCCGGCACATTATTAAGGTTGTATGTTTTCTCCCCATTGATGCCATAGTTGCTGATAGAGAAATTGAAGTTCTTGTTCTCTACATTGACATTGCCGTTAGGGATAGACTTCACCTTATTGTCTGCTGTGTGTACCTCCTGGGCTGTAACCTTTGCGCCAGATGCAAGCTCCGCCTGCTCATACGCATAAATCTGTTTTACAAGTTTGCCTACCATATCTCAATTATTTTGCGTTATTTACAATCTTTAGAATCTGTGCTGATAGGAGGATTGTCATCTTGCCACCCTCGCAGAGTTTCTTGATAATCTCTTTCTCGCTATCTGTAATCTCAATCTCACCCTCTGCAACATTGAGTTTCATTGCGAGTTCAAACCTCTGCAGCACGTTCTCCTTTGCTTCTTCGCCAACAAGGAGGTTTGCAATCTGTTTGCTCAATATCAATTTCTCGCCATTAGGTGCTACAATCTCTTTTCCGTTAAGGTCGCATAGACCTACTGCTAAATTCATTTTCATAACTATACTATTTTTAATTGTTTAACACTATTCCTTTGTCTCATATCCTCCCGAATGAGAGTTGATAAACCTGTAGGCATAATATGCCAAAGTGAAGATTGCCACAACTCCGCATACCCTTATGAAGGTATCACCAGTTGTAATGGCCCCAATAGAGGCAATACCGACACATACCCAACAGAGCAGGCCGATAAAAAGTTTAACGAATCTTTTGAATCCTTCCATAATTATAATGTTACTGTATTAGTTGTACTTGTTGCATTGTTCCAACTTGAATTGTTACTACTATATTGCACCATTGCTGTAATCTCATACTTATTTCCACTACCAGAAAACTCTAAGAATCCACAATTATTAATGATGGTTAAATATGGAATACTTATGCTTGTGCCACTCATAGTAGCCGTATAACTACCACTACCTTCTGGACCACCAACTTGTTTTGCAGTTATCAGCAACCTCTTGTATGCGTAACTTCCCCAACTTGAACCTTGTGACCAAGAGTAATTGATGTTACTTCCCGACACCGTACCATAGAAGTTGGTTACTATGATGATAGCAGAAGAAGCGAAGTTGATGCTCATATTGATAAGTCCATAGAGGGATACAAACTTATTACCTCCCAATACGCTGTCAGAGTTGAATGAAACCCAAGAGCCATCCATTGAACTATCATAAGGCCCTACCACGATAGTAACCTTCCTTGTGGCCGTGTTTTGCAAGGCAGAAGGTAATGCAGGACATTTGAAGTTCTTTTGCAGAGCCGAATTGTACCATACCCTATTAGGTGTCATCATTGTTGCATAGTTGTCTATCACAATGTACACCGACATATTGGACCAATAGGTGCTACCCTTTGCCAATGCTCCGTTTATCATCTCTGTAATATCCACCCCGTAGGCATTATCAGAGTGCCACAATGTTGCTGTGATGTTAGGGGATGAGTATTGCACTGTTGCACCACTACTAATACCCTCTCCCCAGAACACTGGAGTAGGGTTCTTGCTATATCCATTGAAGTCTTGTAACCTATATGGGGATAATCCTATACCTCCCGTAGGTCTGCCCGCATAACTCCAATCCGCATCGTGAGCATAGTAGAGGTTGTTTGCACTGCCCATTCCAGCCTTCAAGCCGTAAAATATACCATTCTCTCCCGTACCTCTTCTTTGGTCCTCAGTTAATGGGCCATTAGAGAAATTGGAAACAGGCTTATACTTAGCCAAAGGTTTGATTGCCCCTGCTGTACACAACTCCCTATTTGTCTTGTAATTTGTTCCTAAAGCGGCATTAATATCACTATGGGATACACTTCCTGATATTATCCCTGTTGAACTATTGTATGCCATACCTATACTGATTTAATTGTTGTTTTAACATTTGATTTTCTTTCTCCAATGCTGCTATCCTCTCCTCGTGATTAACCACCTTCTTGGCTATAGAAACCGCACTTGCTAAGGCTATCTGTCCGTATCCCATAGTCCAGAGTTTCTCATCATCGGTTGGGGATACTCCATTAAGTAGAGAGGTGTTGTACCAATACTGCGCTGTTGAACCTAAGTGCAGTTTATCATCCTCTCTATCTGTCCACTTAAAGTTGATTATAGGTGCGTTTGCTATAGTGTCGATGTCTATCTCTGCGTAGGATTCAATGCGTTTGTAACGAGCATCGGAACCTGAAGTGACCTCGCCTGTGGCTACGAAGTTGCCGTCTACAATAAGGGCCCCATTCCCATTAATATAGAATGCCCATCGGTTAGTACTATAGTCCCATATCCCCCTATTAACACCACCACTACCGATACCAAAACCAATTTTATGCCCTGTATCTGTTCTATTTGCTACATAAAAAGTGTCAAGACTACCATCACTGCGTTTAAGTTGCATTGCTTTCCCATTATAGACAGTAACATAGATCTCATCTTCCATATAAATTCCACCCTTATACTTGACAGAATACCAGCCTGTGTTTTCGTCCGAATAAAACCAATTAGAAGCCCTTACCGTTCCTATAACTTGTAATTTCTGGCCATTATCCGTTGTAGTACCTATGAGAACATTACCACCACCTGTAACCATTTTGATATGGCCCGATGACTGCCAATTTAAAAACAAATCAGTAGAGTTACCTCCAACTCGCCAAGCATCAATAGTATTACTTCCTGCGCCAATTAAAATTCCATGGTCGCCATTACCTGTAATAAAAGTTGCCCCTTCAACACCCAATTTATAACCCCAATCCGTAGTAGTACCAATAAGAACATTACCACCATTACCACAAATGACAACTTGATTCGTTGTACCATTGCTATCTGAGCCATTGCCTCTATGATTTAGGTATAGAGCACCAGCAAAACTATTTATTTCATTTCTCCTATGAATATAAACACCACCAGCGGCATTGGTAATATCTGCGCCTTCATAGAATATATTTTTCCAAGTCGCTGTGGTTTCGCCATTATTTGCCCTTATTGTCGGGTAGAAACA